GGTACCGCGAGGTGCACCTTCTGACCAGACAAGAATCATGCCAAATTGCCGCCCGGACGCCTTTGCGGGGGGGCGAATATGACGATTAAGACAAAAAGAACGTACACAAACAAGCAGGCGCATGAGCTGCTGGGAATTTCCGAGACTCAGGTCAAGGTCTGGCGGCGCTGCGGGATACTGGTCGACCATGCCGACGGATCGCTTGACGTCGAGACCACACTGACGAATGCGAATCGCAGCCTGAACCCAACACAGGGCGGACGTCCTGACCGTGGGTATGGTGGGCGCCCTTCACTTACCCCGACCGCGCCTGACGCCGGATCGGATTCCGAGGTCATGCCGGAAATCCTACCGACTGACCCGGACGAAATCCGCGCTTTGAAGATGGCTGAGGCCCGGGAAAAGGTCCGATCGCTTCGGCTGAAAAACGAGGTTTTGGAAAAGTCCCTGATCCCTCGCGACATGGCGTGCGAAATTTTCGCGGACGGCCTGGCCAACGTGAGATCCGCACTCACATCCTGGCCGACTCGCTGGCGTCACAAGTTCGTCGGCCTGCAACCGGCTGAAATCGAACGGACCATCCGTGCCGAAGTCGAATCAATTTTGAAGGAGCTACGCGATGCACTCGACCCCGATAAGCTCGACACTGGCCGGTGATGCGACGTGGACGGCTGCGCGTGCGGCTGTCTTGAACGCCGGCCGCCTGGCCCTCGAAGTAATGCCGCGCCTGACCCTGACGGAGATCGCTGAAGAGCACCGCATGTTCCCGGGCGAAACCTCGAATATCCAGGGGCGCTACAACGCGAACCTGACGCCATACACCCGGGAGATCCTCGAACGCCTGCACCCTGATGATCCCTGTCAGGTGGTCGTGTATGAAGCCGCTGCACAGGCAGGCGCGAAAACCACCATCGCTGAAAACTGGATGCTCGCCGTCATGGGTGGGTATTACCCGGCACGGTCCTTGTGGGTACTCGACACGCAGGAAAACGTCGAAGATTTTGCTAAGGACAACCTGGACACGATGATCGATTCCTGCCCCTTGCTGATGGACCGGGTCCGCGATCCGGTCCGGACTCGCAAGGGTGAATCAATGACGTCGAAATGGTTTCCGGGTGGGCGTCTTCGCCTGGCCGGTGCGATGTCTCCGCGCAAGCTCGCGAGAATGGCCGCGAAGAATATCGCTGGTGACGAAATCGACCGATGGGCGCAGTCGGTCGGATACGAAGGCCATGGCACCGACGTCATCATCGGACGCCAGACCACGTTCGGTCCGGACCGGAAAGCGTACTTCGCGTCCACACCGACGCTTGAGAGTACCAGCGAAATCCACATGTGGTTTCTGCGGGGTGATCAGCGTTACTACCGGGTGCCGTGTCCGCGCTGCGGGGAATTGCAGCGGCTGGTCTGGCGCGACGAAGACACGAACGAATACCGCCTGATCTGGACGCCGGGCCATCCTGATGAAGCGCATTACGTCTGCAAGTTCTGCGGCTGCGACATCGAAGAGTCCGCCAAGAATCTGTTTCTGCCCGCCGGCCTGTGGCAGGCGTCGCACCCTGAAATCGGGCGCGGCCTGATTCGGTCGTACAACCTGAACTGCCTGTACGCTCCGCTGGGTTACTTTTCGTGGGAAGACCTTGCCGCGGAGTGGGAACGGGCGAACGATGCGAAGCGGACCGGCGACCTCGAACCGTTGAAGACGTTCATCAACATCCGGCTGGCGTGGGTGTTTTCGCCGCCGTCCGAGTCTATCGCGGCGCATGAGTTGGAACCGTACCTTGACGACGGCTTTGGCGCGGACCAGGTATTGCCCGCCGGCGTGAGGGTCGTGACGCTTGGCTGTGACGTGCAGGGCGGCGAAACCGGATCGCGAATCGAAATGCTGTGGGTGGGTTGGGGCGTCGGCATGGAAATGTGGTTGCTCGACCACGTCATCATTCCCGGCGAACCGACTGACCCTGAGACGTGGCGACAGGTCGCGGCGATGCGTGACCGCAAGTGGCTTCGTGCCGACGGTGTCGAGATTGCCGCGGCGGTTTGTTGTGTCGACCGTGGATTCTCTCCGGACGACGTGCTAGTCTTCGCGAAGCGGAACAAGGCGCGCCGAGTGTTGGCCGTCCGTGGCGTCGAGGGTAAACCGACAGACCCGATATGGTCGAAGAACGCTTCGTTTTCGTCACGACTGAAATCGAAGAACGCGCCGTACTACAACATCCCGGTCGTGGCTGCGAAAGAAGTGTTGGCATCGATACTGCGGACAACGCTGGCATCGAAACCGGGCGCGACTGGCCCGAAGACTCTACACATCCCCCGGTCTATCGTGGCGAAGTTGCCCGACTTCCTGGAACAGATCACGTCAGAAAAGCGTGTCTCGGTGAAAGGCCACGTCGCGTGGCTGAAGAAAACCGACGGCGCCCGCAACGAGGCGTGGGACTGCATGGTCTACGCGCTGGCCGGTCTGAAGTCACTCATGCTGGCGGGCCTGTCTCTGAACGGTACCACTGCCGCGATACCAGCGCCCGCCGTGTCTGCTGCCCCTGCTGCCCCTGCTGAACTGCCACCACCTCGACCTGTTTTCGGGTTGCCGAAGCCCGCCCCGCATACTGAACCACAGGCACGGCCGACGTACAAGTTCGACCGCGCGAGGTCTCAGCGGCGGCGGTAATCGCATGACAGACGCGCAGCGCCTCGAAGCACTGGAAGACGCCTACTACTCTGGCCAGCGGAGCGTTCAGCTCGACGGCCAGCGAATTGAATACCAGGACATGGACGAAATGTGGAAGGCGATCTGCCGACTGAAGGCGGAGATGTCGCCAGCAGCCCGCCCGCCCATCGTCTCCATGCGTCCGACCATGTACAACAGGGGGCGGCGCTGATGGCGAAGACGTCCCTTCGTTACAGACTGGCCACGTCGGTTGCGCCGGAACTCACGAATCGCCTTCAGCGGTTCGCCGCCCGTCAGACTCTGCGCGTGCTTCGCCGTCTGCCGGATGCCACCGTCCGCCAGATTGGCACGACACTTCGCGGCTGGTCTGGCGCGGCAGAGGGCCCGCGTCGGAACATCAGTCACAGTTCGACGGCACCGGTCAATGCAGACTTGGCCCGCGACCTGCCCGCGCTTCAGGCGCACGGCCAGCATGTCTACCGCAACACGCCGCACGGCTACCGCATCACCGAAGAATTGACTCTGTCTGTAATCGGCACGGGGATTTACCCCCGCATCCGGACGGCGAAGAAGGGGCTGACGAAGAAACAGCGCCGGGATCGTAATCGCTGGCTGCAGGCCAACTTCGACGAATGGGCCCGTAACTGCTGGCCGATGTCCCGCGCTGGTTTCTACGGCCTGCAGGACGTGGCGTTCCGTGACGCGATGTCTGTCGGTGAAGTGCTGGTTCGCAAACTGTACCACCCGACGAAGCGTTTCGGCGGTGTGCCGCTGTACCTGCAGTTGATACCGACGCGCCTGCTGTCCCGCATAAGCGACACGGCCGGCCGCACCGCTGACGGCGTCGAGATTGTTAACGGCATTGAGTACGCGGCCGACGGAACCATAGCTGCGTATCACGTCATGGCCGACGATCCGAAATCGAAGATGCCGCGGTCTGTGAAAGTCGAGCGCATTCCCGCTGAGGAAATCCTGCACCTGTACTTCCCGCTGCAGTCCGGCATGAATCGTGGTGTCCCCAGGACCGCGCCGATCATGGACGCCATCCGGGACGAAGAGGACTACAACGAAAGCCTGCTGACCCGTAAGGCTGCCGAAAACAACATCGTTGCCTTCATCACGGGCATTGACGCATCCGAAGACCTGGTCGGCGAAACGCTTGGCACGGCATCCGGCCCGCTGTCTGCGCTTGATGCCAGCACCGGTGCGACGGTTACGCAGATGCAGCCCGCGCAGATCGTGCTGGTACCGAACGGCAAAGACGTGAAGCTCAGCAACCCGTCTTCGCAGTCCGACCTGAAGGATTTCGCCGAAGTTCAGCATCACCGTTATTCCGCCGGGTCTGGCATTCCGTACAGCCGCCTGACTGGTGACATCACCGGCGCGAGCTTCAGTGGTGAGCGTGTGGGCGCGCTGCCGTTCCGCCGCCTGTGTGCAGTCATGCAGCAGACGTGGGTGACGCCTGAAGTTGTGGCGCCCTGCTACGAAGCGTGGGCGGACATGGCGCTGGTTTACCACATCGCCGACTTTGACGACTTCGACGAATTCGGACACCTGCCCGCGTCTTACGTCTACCCGGTGGTCGAAGAAGCCGACATCAAGACGGCGACCGAAGTCGACATCATGAAGATCCAGGCGGGATTCAAAACTCACCGCGACATCATCATCAACGCTGGCGACGACCCGGACGCGATTATCGAAGGCCGCCGCGACGACCTCGAAGATTGGGACGAAGTAGCCGTCCCAGTGATTACCGACCCACGCAAGTTCGCGCCGACGGGCAATGCAGTAAACGGACCTGTTTTCGGGCAGACAGCGAAGCCCGCTTAGTCTGAGGGTGGAGGTGTTGTTCATGGCGAAGTTTAACGACACGAAGCTGGCGTCGACAGCGAAGCCGCTGAGTTACGACGCAGAGAAAAACACTATCGACATCCTGTTCTACACCGGCGCCTACGTCGAGCGTTACCGGTACGGGAAGAATGGCGGGTATGAAAAATACTTGCTGGGTTTCGACATGGACAAGGTTGATGCCAGCCGGTTCGACAAGGGTGTCGGGCTGTTCCTCGACCACTATACCGTCATCCAAAACCAGATCGGACACTCAGTCCCCGGCAGTCTGCGGCGCGCCCCTGAAGGGTACGTCGCCACGTTCGAACTGGAAGACGTGTCCGAATTCCCGCCCGAGAACAACATCCGCCGCGCTGTCGAAAAGCTGAAGACCCAGCGGGTCAACGAATTTTCCATGGGCGTCGACTGGGACGACCAGGTCGAAGAAATCAGGGAAGGCACCTCGTATGTGACCGCCACAGGTTGGCAGCCCTACGAGGTTTCATTGGTTGGCGTCGACGCCGATCACGGCACCACGTCATTGGACAAGGAGGGCAAAATGCCTGAAGTTACTCAGACCCCGGGGCAGGTTGCCCCCAACGAAGCGGAGCTGAAGCGCGAGGGCGCCAAGCTCGAACGCGAAAGGGCGTCCGCGATCGAACTGCTGGGACGGACGTTCAAGCAGGAGGTACTCGCAGCCCGCCACGTCAAGGACGGCACCGACGTTGTCGAAGCGCGCGAAGCGATCCTGCTGGCCGCCCAGCAGAAGATCGAAAGCGCCGAACCGGCTGGCACCCCGTCCGCCGCGCTGTCCAACAGCACGATGGCCCCGGCGGTGCAGCTTGGCAAGGACGCTGTTGAAAAGGTTCGCACCGGAATCGTGGAAGCGCTGGCTTTCCAGTTCGGCGCGAAGCGTCCGGAAGGAAACGAATTCACCGGCCTGACCATGCTGGAAATGGCCGAAGAACTGGCGGCCGCCCGTGGCGAAAAGTTCAGGAATCGTGGCGCCCTGAAGGCCGCGATCATGAACCCGCGATCCACCGGCCTGGCCCTCACACCGTCGGACTTCCCGGTCATCATCGGTGAAGCCGCGAACGTATACCTGCTGGGACAGGGCGTGGTCGAATCGCAGGCGTTCGAACGCATCGGCACCCGTGAAGACCTGCCCGACATGAACGCTGTCAAGGGCGTCGACACAGTCTTCGACGTGGCCGTGACGAAGGCGCTGGCTCCGGGCGAAAAGTACCCGGACGCCAAGATGTCCGAATCCTCCGAAACGTACCAGCTCGAAAAGAAGGGCGCGTTCCTGCGCGTCACCGAAGAAGTCCTTGACGCTGAACGTGTCGGCGCGATTCGCAACGGCATCAACCAGGGCGTGTTCTTCTTCCGTCGCCTCGAAAGTCAGACCTTCTACGGCGCCCTGTTCGGTACCGACGGTCTCGGCCCGGTGATGTCCGATGGGAAGAAATTCTTCCATTCCGATCATAACAACCTGGCATCCGCGAAGAAGCTGGACGCGGTCTACATCGCGGAACTGATCACGAAGCTGCGCAAGCAGAAGAAGGGCGCCATGCCCCTGAATCTTCCGGCGTTCGGTCTGGTTGTTCCCGCCGCGCTGGAAATTGACGCCGGCCTGATCGTCAAGGGCGATTTCACGTCCACGACCTCCGCCGCCGCCAAGCTGCCCGTCATTCGCGGCCTGGAAATCATCGTGGACTCGGCCCTCGATGACCTCACCAGCACGGGCTATGCGGTCATTACCGATCCGCGCCTCATCACCATCGCCAGCTTCGGATGGAAGATCGGCGAGGAGGGCGTTCAGCTCATGTCCCCGGTCTGGGACGATGAAACGGACACGTGGCGCTACAAGTTCAAGGACCGTTTCGGCGCGGCGGCGATGGACTACCGCGGCGCGACCTTCAACCCGGGCGCTGCATAGCGCAGGAATTGATCAGCGGCTTGGGGCTGGCAGGACCAGCCCCGGCTTGCTGAACAGGAGAATGAAAGATGATCAACAAAATCACGAGCCCTGGACAGGCGCTCATAACCGCCCCTGTTGGCGGCCTGGTTGCCGGTGACGCGTACTACGACGGCGCGCGTTTCGGCGTGTGCCCGAATGACATTGCAGCTGGCGTCGAAGGCTACATGGAAACCGAGGGCTGTTTCGAGCTGGTATTTGCTGGCGGTACGACCCCGGCGAAGAACGCGCGCGCCTTCTGGGATCCCACCGCGAAGAAGATCTACGGCGCGTGGTCTGCTGGCCGGGCGACGTGCGGCACGTTCTACGAAGCTGCCGCGACGGACGACACCGTCTGTAAGATCATGATCAATCAGGGGCTGGTTGATGACGGCGAAAACGGCGACATCACGGGCGTTACGGCTGGCACCGGTCTGTCCGGTGGCGGCACCACCGGCGCTGTCACTCTGGCCGTTGCCTTCGGCGCCACCGATTCCACGGCCTGCGTCGGCAACGATGCCCGCCTGAGCGACGCCCGTACGCCGAGTTCCACGCTGGCCCATGCCGCCTCGCACGCGGTTGGTCAGGCCGACGTGATCACCCCCGCGGCCATCGGTGCCTGCGCCGACAACGACGTCAGACTGACCGACGCGCGCACGCCGTCCTCGACCCTGGCACATGCGGCATCCCACCACACCGCTGAAGCGGACGCGCTGGCTCCGGCTGACATCGGCGCCGCGGCCGCGTCGCATGGTCATGCCGCCACTGAAGTCACGTACAACAACGTGAACGTTCCGCCGGCCACGAACGTCAGCAACTGTTTCGACACCCTGATCGGGACGCTGCTCAAAGACAATTTGACTGAAAAGTCGATCACGGTCCTGAACACCGCCACGACAGGCGCATCCGCCGCCGACGCTACCTTGATCGGTGGCCGCGTTGTCGGTGTGGTTCCGACCGCCGGCGTTGAAAGCGCGGTGGCCGGTGTCGCGATCGCCGGTGACGGTGCGATCACGGTGACGCTGGCCGCAGCTCAGGCAGTCGGCGACGGTACTCTCAAGGTGTACGCGCAGATTTCGCAGGCCTAGTTCGCTCAACCTTGTGACGAGTCCGGGGCTGGGTGACTGGCCCCGGACGTCTGATGACCTCTGAGGCAATGCCGTGGCATGGGCGGACACGAAACGCAGACTGACGGACAGCGTGATTCGCGCTTTTGAAGTCGCCGTTACTTATACGCCCAAGGGCGGCACGGCCGTTGAAATCCTGACTGACTTCCGGCGCAAGTTCCAGCGGACGTTGATCGACGGCGACGGCCTTGAAATGGACGACACCCGTCCGCGCCTGCTGGTTTCGTACAGCCTGATTCCCGACACGCTGGTAACCCGCCCGGTGAAGGACGACACCTTCATCGTCGACGGCCAGCGTTACCGGGTGGTTGAGATTCAGGACAGCGGCATCGGTTACTGGATTTGCTGGGCGGCGGAGATGTAGATGGCGGCGATAACGACAATCCGCAAGGCGGCAGTTACGACACTCAGCGCCGCGCACCTGACTTGTGACGGTGTCGAATTCGCCGTTGAAGATTGTCCCATTTACGGCACCGACCCTGACGAAGTGCCGACGCTGCAGGTGGCCCTGCACAAGATCCAGGGTGAACGCAAGTCAACGACCACGCAGGTCTATGACAAGTCACACATGCTAATGGTTTCCGCCGTGGTGGGTATCACCGCTGAAGAAACGGACGACATTGCGGACGTGCAGACGAAGCTGGCCGATGCGCTGGCCGACGCCGACGACGACATCCAAAACGCGCTGTTGCCGACTTGGCGCATATGGGCGGCGGGTGCGTCGAAAGTTGATTACCTGAAGTCAGAACTGATGGCAGCCGATGACGGCTCCGGTCATTTCGGCCGTGTTGATGTGATGTTCAGCGTGCAGGTTGAACGCCGATTCGGAACGACGCCGACAACGGTTGGCAAGATTCATGTTGAAGACAGCCCGAAGCCGAAGACGGACGCAGGCTGGGAGGGATAACAAATGAAGATTCGCATCGTGAAGCCGGTCGGTGATCGCTTGATCCCGTACCCGAGCGCGACTCTGCCGAAGGCTCCGTTTTTTGCGTGCATACCGCCCGAGGGCGTCCGTGTCGACTGGCCGGGTCCTGACGGGTACTGGGTCAGACTTCGCAACAACGGGGTTATCACCGCCGAAGACGAAGCGAGCGCCGTTGTTTCTGTTTCGAAGAAGAAGGAGGGCTAATCCATGTCCATCAATGTGGGGTTCACTGTACCGAAAGACCCCGGCACTTACGTCCGGACCGACAACAGCGCAGCCAAGGGCCAGGGCGGCGCAATCGGCCGCGCCCTGTGTCTCGGCCAGCGTCTGTCCGCCGGCACCGTCGCGAAAGAACTGCTGCGTTTCGTTCCGTCGAAGGCAGCGGCCCGCGCTTACTTCGGCGTCGGCTCGATGCTGGCGCGTGAAATCGAAGCGTACATGGACGCCTATCCGCAGGGTGAAGTGTGGGCGATTGCACAGGATGAATTGTCCGCTGGCACGGCTGCAACTGGCACGATTCTTGTTGCGGCGTCCGGGTCGCAGACGGGCCTGATCACGCTGCGCATCGGCGGCCAGTACGTCTACTGCGCCGTCACCGCGGGCGATGCTGCGAACACGATCGCCACGGCGCTGGCAGCGGCCATCAACGCCGTCACAAGTCTGCCCGTTACCGCCACAGCGAATACCGCGACCGTCACGATGACCGTGCGCTGGAAGGGCGTCACCGGAAACAGCATCGTGACCGAAGTCAACCCGCTCGGTGCTGACGCTAGGCAGGTTCTTCCGACGGGCGTGACTCTGACCGTGACCGCTATCGGCGGCGTGGTTGCCGGTGCTGGCGCTCCGGATCTCGACAACAGCCTCGCTGCAATTACTGGCACCTACGACGTCATCGTGTGCCCCTACGCCGACGCCGTCAGTCTCGATGACATCGAGACGAAGAAAGCCGCCGACTGGGATCCTCTGACGATGAAGTACGGGCACGTCTGCACGGCCTACGATGCGACGTATGCGAACTGGATCACATTCGCGACGACCATCCTGCAGAACGATCCGCACACGTCCCTGGCCCCGGCACCGGGTTCGTACATGCCGCGGCCGCCGTGGGAACGTGCCGGTATCTTCGGCGCGAAGACGATGGCGCACCAGGTTGACGCACAGCCCGGTGAACTGGCACAGGGGTTCTCTGGCGTTGAAATGACCGGGGACATCCCCTGTCTCGACGACAACGAATTCACACCGACGGAAAGAAACATCCTGCTGGGTTACGGCATTTCGTCCGGTTACGTCAGCGGCGGCAATGTGTACATCAACCGCGCCCGGACAACGTACCTGACCGACGAATCCGGCGAAACCGATTCGTCGTACTACGACCAGCGGACGCTGTTCATCCTGCAGTACCTGAACCGCGCCGATAAGGCCGCGTGGCAGGTCAAGTTCCAGGGTGCCGCGATTCCGGATGAAAACGTCGATGTGTCGGGTGTCAAGATCGTGACGCCGAATTTGGCACGCGGCTTCTTCGCCGGTCAGTATTCGAAGCACCGCAGCTCCGCGCTGGTTCGCAACATCGACCTGTTCCTGAAAAACCTCGAAATCGAAGAAGACGACGACGACCCGACGCAGATCAACGTCATCTACCCGCCGAACATCACGGGCTGGCTGGCCGTGTCGGCGTGGGTCAACCGTTTCCGCATCGGCGGATAAGGAGAGTGTGTCATGGCATACGGAGTCAAGAGCGTAACCGTTAACGGTTTTCCGCTGGATGTGACCAGCGAACCGTCATTCTCAGCGCGCACGAAGAAGTTCGAACCGATCGAGGTGATCTGCGGGAAGCCGAATCATTCGGTGAAGCGGCTGATGCCCTACATCGAAATCGAATGTCTCTGGCCCGCGGGCAAGAAGTTGTCCGATTTCCAGGGGCAGGAAGACAACCTGGTCCAGCTCGAAACCGAAGACGGCCGGGCGTTCTACTGGGACAGCGCCCCCGAAGTGTCCGACACCGACAACAAGCCGGTGGAAGGCAAGATGACGCTCAGATACGAATCAACGAACAGCGGCGAACTGTAATCCAGACGGCCGCGCATCGAGGCCACCATGCCGAAACCTGTCAAGAGTACGAAACCGAAAACCGCCACACCCCGGGTTGAATTGCCCGCGGGCGTGCTGGCGGTCATTGACCTGGAGCAGCCGATCACCATCGGCAAGATGGAAGTCGACCACCTGAACGTGCGCAAAGCGGCGGGTGTCGCTGAACTGATTGCGGTTCAAATCGCCTACGAAAAACAGGGCCTGATTCTGGACGGTGTGCAGGTCATTGGTCACATCCAGTCAATGCAGATCCTTGCGATGACGACGCTGATTGATTGCATGTGTCAGTTGGCCCCGGGCACGGCGGCGGAACTGGATATGACTCGCGACCTTTGGCACGCGATCAAGGTAATCACCCCTTTTCTTTCGAAGTATGCCTGACGGCGCCGTCGAACTGGACGGAGGCTGTGGGTTCGCTCGCTCGCATGGGGTGGCAACCATCGGAGATTCGGGCGCTGTCGTGTGCTGAATTGATGTTCTGGTTCCGGGCGATAAGCGAGTCGGTGACGGCCGACGCGAAGAGGCGCAAACGTGGCTAAGGATCTCGCAATATCTGTCGCGCTGAAAGGCAAAGACGAACTGTCGGGTGTCTTTTCGAAGGCGACGAAGAACGCGGACGGCGCGCTGGGTCAGCTGAAGAAGCAGTTCAATTCGTCAAAGGGAGTTCAGATTTTCAAAGGCGTTGCGGGCGGCGTCGGCATGGTGGCATCGGCAATGGCCGGTGCAGCCGGTGTAGTCGGCGGCCTGTTCGCCGGTATTACCTCTGGCGCTTTTGCCCTTGCCAACGCTGCGAACGAGGACATCGACGCGCTGGGTGATCTGGCTGCTGGAACGGGGATTGCGGTTGGCGAACTCGACCGTCTGACGCAGATGCTGAAGATGTCCGGCGTCGAGGCGGGTCAGTCCAAGGCCATGTTCAAACTGTTCAGTAAGAATCTTGGCGACCTGCAAGACCCGGCCACGGGCACCGCCCGCGAACTTGACCGCGTCAACGGCCCGATGGCGAAACTGATCCAGACTTCGGGCAATGCCACCGACGCGCTGACTGGCGCACTTGACATGCTTGTTGAAATGCCCGCCGGGTATCAGCGCACGAAGACGGCCACCATGCTGTTCGGGCGGTCTTCAACCGACCTGCTGCGAATCCTGGCAAAGGGCCCGGCTGCGTACCGTGAACTGCGAAAGGAAATTGAAGCGACCGGCCTGCTCACGGATGACATGGTCGCGAAGTCCGATGCTTACGGTGATGCGCAGGACAACATGTCGCGCGCCATTGTCGGTTTGAAGCGGGCGATCGGTGTCGAACTGATGCCTGCGTTGACGCCCGCTGTCGAATCGCTTGCCAAATTCGTCAACATGAATCGGGGGCAGATCGGCTCTGCCGTGGCAATCGTGGCGGGCAACATCGGTGAAGCACTCAAGAACATGGTCGAGTACCTAAACTCGAACCCGACGGCGCTGAAGGATCTGATCGAAAACGTGACGGTTACGGTGTCACACCTGGTTGCGCAGATTAAGAAGTTCGACGACTTCGTGGCCGACTTCAAGGGGTTCTTCGGCCTTGGCCCGGATCGTGTTGAAGAGGCCGAAAGGCGCGCCGGTGTCGGGGTTGTGACGGGTCTGCCGACAGACGAAGAAGGCAAGCCGACAACCCGCGCACAGTCCGCAATGAACGCGGTCAAGGAAGAAGTCTTCGACCGCGACCGTAACTGGCTTGAGACGTACTCGCCGCTTGGTTGGCTGACAACCGGCGTCCGCGCCGCGATTGCTGGCGCGTCGGCATTGTTCGAAGACACGGGCGACGTGCGGGATACCACAACAGCGGTGCGGAATCGTGACGTTGTGAATTCAGCGCCGGGAAGCAGCGTTGTCGTGACCAATCCGATGTTGACCCTGCCGCCAGATATGAGCATTCCGGCTGAACTCGCAGGCACCATCAACGTGACATTCGCAAACGCGCCCGCCGGGATGCAGGTTGGCACGATTCAGACAAACAGTCCGAACGTTGCGCTGGCCGTCAAAGGCAACACCGGCGTCAACAAAACGGGAAGCGGTGGATTATGAGTCCCGACGATCTGAAGACTGCCAAATTCCGCGGCATCGAGTGCAGCGCCCGCGACCTCGGCTTGAAGGCCGGCCGTCGCGTAGTTCGGGAAGTGGTGCCGGGTCGTGACGGCGAAGTCTCGGAAGACTTGGGCCGCGCGGCTCGTGAATACAAAATCCAGTTCGTCTGCTCCGGTGCCGACTGGAAAGATACATACAACCGCCTGATCGTCGCCGTCGAAGACCCGAACCCGGCGGAGTTCCAGCACCCCGACGGCACAATCCTGCAAGTCATCCCTGACGGCGGTTTTGAATTCTCGGTCGTGTCGGTGGGTGAGGCGACGGTTGACGCGACGCTGGTCGAACTGACGGCCACGAACCGTGTTGCCGCTGAAGAAGACGCGAAAGCGGCGGCGGCCACGGCGGCGGATGCTGCTGACACGACGTCGGCCGGCCGTCTCAGTGACAACCTGACTGGCGGTGCTGCTGCCGCAACCGCGATCGCGAACATCACCGAAGGGATGCGGCTGTCAATCAACATCGGCAAACAAGCCGGGGCTGCAGTTGGCACCGCGCTCGATCTGATTGACGCCGACGTTGCATCCATCGTGCAAGCGCCCATCACCGCGGCGTCGTACTTCACGACGCTGTACCGGGACATTGAAGACTGGCCGATGCTGTCACAGGCGCTGTCACGGTATCACGAAAGCGAACTGCTGATCCTCTCTGATTACGCCGCGCTGACTGACCCGACGGCGCAAGAGTACATGCGCGATGAGTTTGAACTAAACCTGCACTGCCTGCACTGCGCGATCGCACAAATGGCCCGCATCGTGAACAACGCGGAGTACGCGGCCTTTGATGACGCGCAGGCGGCGGTGTCGACGGTAGCTGACTGGATAGACACGGTGGCGCCGTACTCGAATGCCGTGCAACTGGCGGCGGTTGCAGACCTGCAGGCGCAGCTTGTCGAAAGTGTGCTGAACGGCGCGCAGCAGATGCCCCGCCTGAAGGACTTCACGCCGTGGCGGGTCATGTCTGCGGATGAGATTGCCCAGTACCTGTACCAGGACGGCACGCGGGCCGGTGAAATCGTGGCGCGGAACAAGGTTCAACATCCGGGCTTCATCGGTCCGGACCAGGTCTTGAAGGTGCTGGAAGTATGAAAGAAGTCGTGACGCTGAAGATTGGCGGGTATGAGTGGACTGGCTGGAAGTCCATCGTGATAACCCGTGGCCTGAAAGAGGCGTCTTCCGCGTTCGCACTCGACCTGCTGTACACCGATCCTGACATGGGTATCGTGCTGACGCTGCAATCGGACATCGACTGCGAACTGTACACGCGGCCCGAAGGGAAGGGCGCGAACGCCGACGAACTGCTGATAACTGGCATGACCTCGGATGACGACGGCAACGAAGTCGGCACGTCGAAATCGCTGCAACTGAACGGCAAATCCCATACGCACCGGCTGGTCAAGAATTCATGCCTGCATGAAACGGGCCGTCTGACGAAGTTGACGCCGTTGCAGATTGCTCAGGCGCTGGCGGCACCTTACGAAGTGCCGGTGATTGCGACGGTCGACACTGGCGACGCGATACCGGTGTTCCGGCTTGAACCGGGCGAAAAAGTATTCGACGCAATCGAGCGGGCTTGCCGTGGCCGGGGCCTGCTGATTACTGATGACGCACAGGGACGGTTGGTACTGTGCCGCCGTGGCACTGCGCGCAACGACGCGATCGTGCATGGCGGGCGCGTGGATGTCACGAAGTGGGGGCATTCGAGGTCGTCTGCTGAACGGTACACGGAATATCGGGTCATCGGCCAGCGTGCCGGGAACAACCAGGCGTTCGGGGATCACGTCGCGGGCGGCGTTGGTGTCGCGTATGACGCCGGGTGGACCACATACCGCCATGTCTTGACCATCATTGCAGAAGGCGAAGCGGACGCGGCAGCCTGCCAGATGCGCGCACGGTGGGAAGCTGCTGTACGCAGCGGCAAGGCGTCGGAACTGAAGTTGACCGTAAAAGGGTGGCGCTCACCGTCGGGTCTGCTGTGGTCCCCGAACCAGACGGTGAAAGTGCTGTATCCGCTTCGTGGCATCGACCGTGACATGCTGATCTCTGGCGTGCTGCTGACGCAGAACGATGAAGGCACCGTCGCCAATCTCACTCTTGCGCCGCCGTCGGCATACACGCCGGAACTTCCGACCGAAAGAAAGACGTCTGGTTCGTGGCTTGAAGATTGGGGGATCTGATGGGTCTGGAACGAATAATTCAGTCGATGCTGTTTCGCGGCGAAGCCAGCCGCGTCGATGACACGGCAGACGTGCAGACGGTGCAGACGTCGGGCTTTGACGGGTACATTGACGAAGCGGAACACGTCCAGCCTTACGGATTCCGGTCGCGTGCGAAGCCGGGGGCACAAACCATCGTTGCGCGGTTGGGCGCTGTTGGCGCTTTAGTCGCGTGGGTATTCGATGGCCGGTATCGCCTGACGCTGGAAGAAGGCGAAGTCGCGATCCTGGACGACCAGGGGCAGAAAGTACACCTGAAACGCGCGGGGATTGAGATCACAGACAAGAACGGCCAGTCGGTGAAGATGACATCGGCGGGCGTCGAAGTGCTGTCTGACGCGGTGAGGTTGGGTAACAGCGCGTCGGATGCTTTGGTAAAGCGCGACAGCCTGAAGACGTACCTGACCATGCTGAATATCGCGATCACGGCGGCAACAGTGGGTGACGTGCCACTGACGATTGCGCTGCCGAGCCTGCCGAGTGATGTAAGCCTTGGCACGACGAAAGTGACGGCGAAGTGAGGGTTTGACGTGGCAACGAAAACGCTTGGTACTGGCGGCGATTACACGACGTTCGCGGCTGCTGTCGCGGGCATCGCCACGTGGGATAAGTTGAACGTCATCACCGCTGGCACCTACGCCGAAGCTGCGGCGCTGCCTACCATATCGAAAACCGTCGAATTCGTGAACCTGTCCGGCGGGAAAATCAACATCCTCACGCCGGTCGGTCAACCCATAGGGTCTGTCAGCGGCGGCCCCGTAACGGTGACCTGGACGGGCGATTTTGACATGCAGATCCGCAAGGGCGGCGCGAACATCGAGTACCACTGGCTGCTTGGCGGCAACGCTGGCGTCGATAACAAACTAGTATTCGACGGCTGCACGTTTACGTCGGACTACACGACGGGCCTAACGCAGGTCGTGTACCAGACGGCGGCACGGTCGCACGAATTCTATGACTGCACAGCCGTGGGCGTCTACGACTGCCTTGTGACGGTCGGCACCGGCAAATGCAACACGTCAGTCATCGATGGACTGACCGTTACCGGCTCGGTCAAATATGTGGTCCACGGCAACACGGCTGGCGACCTGTTCGGCACATTCGACCATCGACGGATTTTCGGCAACATCACGAACTGCCCTTATAACGCTGGCATTGCAGACATCAGCGTTACCACGTCTGGCCTGTTGACCACCTCGCGTATGTGGGGGCTGGATGGTATGTCATATACCCAGTTTGGTACCGGCGCAATCGCTGTCGAAAAGTCGGTGTTCACCGGCAGCCGAGCTTACGGCTTCGCGGTTTTTGGCACGGCTTTGACGGCGACGACGTTCCGGGACTGTGAGTTTGGTGGATTTTCGTCGCACGCGGTCAAAGCGTCCGGCGCCGCCATGTCAAACTTGGTCGATTACTGCGGCGCGGGCAACGGGTGTCCCGCGCTCTGTGACATCCCCGGCGATCTGGGTGCGCACAATCAGATAAGCGACCCGTTGTTTGTGGATTATGCGGGGCACGATTATCACTTATTGGCCGGTTCACCGCGCATCGACACCGGCACGGCCTGTATCGCCACGGTGGACCCTGACGGCAACACGATACCCAGCGGCGGTGGGTATGACATCGGCACATTCGAGTTGGTCCCGTTTGTAACACCGGTCACATACGACAGTGAATATACGAGCGGCGCCACGATCATCTGCACCGACCTGTCGGGTACGCCCATCCCTGGATACAACCCTTACGATCTGTTCCCGGCGATAAACGACCCGTTGGTATCGCTGGCACAGATTGTACTGGTGTCGCTGTTTTCTGACCGCGTGGCCGGGTACGACGACGAATTGCCCGCTGGACAGGTTGACCGCCGGGGCTGGTTCGCGGACACCGCCGAAGAAAAGACGGGTTCGCGGCTGTGGCTGGATGAAGGCGCGGCCGTGGTCGATGACACGCTTGACCGCAACCGGCGGTGGGTCGAAGAATCCCTCGCACACCTGACCCGCGACGGTCTTGCGACCGCCGTCGAAATCGAAATGGACATCGCGGAGTCCGAAACGAACCCAGCGGAAGCGATGTTGCTGACTCAGATCACTGTTCGCCTCGATGAAGACCGGGGCGTGATTTTGAAATTTCCTGACCTGTGGGGGCTTTAATCATGGCATGGGCAACACCTGACAGAACGACACTGGTATCGCGCGTGCTCGGGTATGTGGTCAACCGGACTGGCGAAATCTCCGCGCTGATCTGGCGCGCGGCGCAACGGGCGATGGCTGAAGCCTTTTCATCGGCGCAACTCGACCTGTACGCTAACGCCGATACGGAAGTGAAACAGCTTTTCGCGCGCACGGCCGAGGGTGAATACCTCGATAGGCACGGCGAATACTGCGCGGTACCGCGTCTGCCCGCCGGGAAGGCTACAGCGACGTTTGCATTTTCCGGCACGGCTGGCGCGACTCAGGCGTCCGGGTCGAGTCTGACCCGCGAAGACGGTATCGAATACGTCACGACGGCGCTTGCGACTGTGGGCGGTGGCGGTACGGGTACCGTGGCGATTGAGGCTGTCGAGGCTGGCGAAGACGGCAACTGCGACAGCGGCACGGTGCTGACGTGGGCGTCGCCGTCTGCCGGGATTGATCCGACTGGCGCGGTGACTGCTGACGTGGTGAACGGCCGCGACGAAGAAACCGACGAAGACTACAGCGAACGGATCATTGATGAACGCGCGCGGCCGTCACAGGGTGGGGCCACGGCCGACTACGCGAAGTGGGCCAAGGCGATGACGACGGTTGCGGTGTCGCGTGCGTGGGCGGTGGACTACCCGACGCTGCCCGTCGGTGAAGTGGAACTGTACTTTATGATCGACGCCGGGGCCGGTGCTGAAGAAGTGCCTGACGCTGGCGAAATCGCGGCGGTGGATGCTGAGTTGCAACCGCTGAAATGCGGGGGCACTCAACTGACCGTGGACGCGCCCGCGACGCTGGACATGGACCCGGCGATAACCCTGCATGTGCTGGCCGGTTACACGATGGCCGACGTGAAGGTGGCAATGGCGGCATCACTCGCCGCATTCCTGGCGCGGGTGGAACTGACCGGGGGCGCGACGCTGATAAGGAACTCGCAGATCCGCGACGCCTTGAACGTGGCTGGTGTCGACTACTACATCCTGACTTCGCTTGCTGGCGGCTCCCCGACTGCTGACGTGACGCTGCCCGCGTACACGGTGGCGATGGTGGGAACGCCGGTGTGGAGTTGACCATGAAACGGAAGATTCTGCCCGCGCTGACGGCGCGAAGTTATTTCGATCTGCTGGTACGCAAATTGCCGCCCGGCTGGATATGGCGGATGCAGGTACAGGACAGCGGTTCGGTTTACGGTGATGGTAACGCGGTGCCTGCAACGCGCTTCGGACGGATGCTGTGGGCGCTGGCTGATGAACTGGCGTACTTCCACGGGCGGATGCGGGCGATGTTCGCGGAGTCGATTCCTGACACGGCGACGGAAACGCTGGACGAATGGGAGTCGGATCTTGGTCTGCCGTTCGCCGGGTATCCAACACCGGCAACGACAGCTGAACGGCGGGCGATAATCAAGGCTCAAGACCTGATGAAGGGTGGCACGCAGAACGCGCACTTCGAGGCGCTGGCGGTGACGCTGGACGCTGTCGTGGATGTGTTCGACGTTCCGGGCCAGAAACTGACCATACAGCATTCATCGGCAGACATCGTGCGGGCGGACTGTACCTGCGAGTGCAACGCGGCTTTGGTGTCTTTCGCGTCTGCTGAAGCGGAAAGGTATGCGTATTTCGCGGCGCGGTATCGGCCCGGTGGACGGCGGATTTACTTCACGGACGAAGCATAGGAGACAACGAAATGGCACACAAAATAGACACACCGAATGCAGTTGCGGTAATGCCGGTTGCTGGCGCGGCTGGTACGCCGGGATGGTTCGCTGACACGAACCCTGCGGCGATCACGCGACTGGACGCGGACTGGTTCAACATGGTGCAGGGGGAGCTGACGAACCTTGTCACCGGCATGGGCGGCACCTTGACTAAGGGTGTTGTTGACCAGCTCGCTACGCTGATTGTGGACAGACTTACCGTTCACGGCAACTTCAGCGCGAGCGTGGTTGCTGGCGATGCCACAGACTATGTTGAAATGTCAAAGCTGTTTGGCTTTGAGTGCTTCGTGGCGGGGGTGAAAACTGCATGGCTCGACAGGTCTGGCTCGGCGTCGTTTGTAGATACTACCATTAAAGGTGTTCTTGAAGCCTTCTCCCTGTTCAAGGCTTACGGCAAAATCTGCAACGCCGCCGGCGCCGATGTTGTCTTTGATGACGGTATCGACGTTGAGGGTAACGCTCAGGTACGCGGCAAAGTCAAAAACGCCGCTGGCGCCGATGTAGTTTTCGATGACGGCGTGGAAGTCGAAGCAGGTTTGAAAGTCGGCGGCAAAATCACTGTCAAAAACGCCGCTGTCTCCGAAGACTTTGTCGACTGTATCCTTGTTGATTGGACATCCGGCGGCGCGGACCATGCTTGCGCGTCAGCACCGGCCACAGTCAACGCCGCGCCCAACGCCAGCTTCGTCGTCAAGCTCGGCAACTCCGGCAGCGCCACCACAATCAATCCTGGTGATGCCATACTCGTTGACATCTCCAGCATCGAAGCCACGGGGCAGACCCTACTTGCCGCACATGCTGAAGTGATCAATATCGATCCAGGCACATGGGAGACTCTTGCGGCGCTTCGCGGACTCAGACTCACCGCTGGCATGGTACACGATTCATCGGGTGCGGCACGCCTGGCCTTAACATACGTCGGACGCGGCAATCTCACTGTCGCGGGTGGCGCTACCCAGGGGCAGGCGTTCATCCGCGTCCGGCTCCAGTACGCAACCCTGACGGCGACAACCTAATGGCCATCAACGTTGATATCGAAGTCGACACCCACGCCTTCGACGGGCAGATGAAAGGCTTCGTCAAGCAGGTGCCGTTCGCGTTTTCATTGGCCATCAACCGCACCGCACGCGATGCCGTCGCAGATCTGAAGAAGGCCGTGCGCCATGACCTGACCATCCGCGGCAATCAGTGGGTGCCGAAAGGTCTGCAAATGCGCGCGTCGAATAAGCAGACCCTGACCGCGCACGTCGGCTCAGTCGATGACTTCATGGTCAAGCAAGTCGAGGGTGGCACGAAGAAGGGCAAGGGCGGCGGCAAGATGGGCGTACCTCTTATAGGTAAGGGACGCGCGCGCGCGCGCAAGCGGGCCATCACCGCACCCGACGCCTGGCCGTCTGGACTCGCCGCGAACGATCCTGACGTGTTCATCGGTACGGCGGGTCGTAAGCGGGGCACGAAGAAGTACAAGAACAAACACAAGTACCTGTTCGACAAAAACGGCAGGGTCGGCGGCGGCACTTACGCTGTCTGGCGTCGGATGCCAAAGCACAAGTTGCGGATGGTCTACCGCTTCGACGAAGCTGTCGAAATCAAAGACCGCTGGCAGATGGAAAAGTACGTCCGCGAATCAGTGAGCCGCAACTACCTGACGCACGTCACCAAGGCCATCGAACACGCAAAGGCTACAGCCAAGCGTTGACCTGTTTTCGGGTTCCCGCATAGCCCCGACTACTCTGTATTCAGGCACCTTCCCGTGGGATATCCATGCAGGAAAACCGCGTCCGTGTTGCGAAGTACGGTATCCTGACACCGAAAGACCCCCGCGCTGTTGCCGTCCCATCTATCCCTGGCAAGACCTGCAAGCTCCATTACCTGGCAGCCGACGCGCTTGCTCGAATGTCGGCGGCCTGTGAACGCGACACAGGTATCCCCTTGCTGCTGGCGTCGGGTATCAGGCCGCGGCGCTGGACATCGCGTGGCCAGTACGAAGACTATCTGATCCTGAATTACGCTTACCTGGTCAAAGACGAAACCTTCACAACCGAATCAGCCAGACGCGCCGCCATCATCGAAAAGGGCGACGATTACATCGCGTACAACACTGGCCACCAGACTGGCCTTTGTGTCGACTTCGGATCCGGTGGCTTGGAACCAAGGGTAAGTACAATCAAAAAACAGCGTGAAACCGTCGTCTACAAATGGCTCTGCGCCCACGCCCATGAATACGGATTCACGCCGTACATCAAAGAACCCTGGCACTGGGAATACAACATCAGCAAAACTGACTGGGAGAGGTTGCCGTGACAGACCGCCTTTCGGACGTCGAAATTCTGGAACGAATCGGGGATATCCGGGAATCGCAGGTCAGAACCGAAACTATCCTGACACAACTGGTGGCGAATCTACCGCGCTGTGAGGACCACACGAACCGTCTTGGCTCGGTTGAATCAAACGTCGCCCAACTGTGGACCGTCTTCAAGGTCGCTGGCACAATCGCCGGTCTGCTCATATCTGCTGTCGGAGTCATCGCGGCGTTCGTTTGAACGTCGTTTTAATGGAGGATCCCATGAAATCGTACATCCTGTTTCTGTCCGTGATGGTCTGTCTGGCCATCGCCCCGTCGGCGGGATTCGCCGAAGTGATCGTCGGTGATCTCGACGTGGTCGAAAGCGCCGACGTCGTGGTTGCTGCGCCGGTCGAAGTTGTGCCTGTTGAAGTTGCCCCGGCACCGGTCGACCCGGTTGTCGAGCCCGCCATTGAACCCGTGCCGGTTGAAGACCTGTCGGGCAGTATCGCCACGCCCACAAGCCTGATGGTGGTCATGGCCGCAATTACTCCGATGGTCATCGAATTGGTGAAACTGATACCTGGTACGGCGCCGTGGATGCTGCGAATTCTGGCCGTGATTGTGGGAATGCTGGGTGGATTGTTCGTCGGCCTTGGCTGGTTCGGCGCAGTTTCGTACAACATCGGTGTCGCGATACTGTCAGGCGCAGCCGGGGGTGCTGGATTTACTGCGATTAAGTGGGGCAGTCAGGCTGTGCGTTCCGGTAATCGGCCGGCTGGTTTCGCATCGATAAGGGCCATGCTGCTGCTGGGAATAAGCGGGGTGCTGTTACTCTGCATGATTGGTTTGTCCGGCTGCGGCACGACATTCACCGCGAAGACTGGCGAACCCACGATTACATCCATCCATCGCGGGCCGCCTGGGCAGATGATTGCCAAGGTCGCAGACAAGATCGCATGTACCGTCAACAGCGCGCCGGGGGATGAAATGCTCATCTCAAATCCCTGCAAACCCGGATACGTGCCATGGTACGAAGGCGTCATCGTTGACTGCATTCCGAACCCGTGCACGCAGGGGGTACTGACTCACAATCCCGACGGCACCGTCGGCTGCAAGTAGGGGGCAATCATGGGTATCATTTCCGACAAGACCCGTGACAGTTACCACACCGCCGCGAACGTCCTTGCTGCTGGCCTCGAAGCACTCGGTGATCCGGGTGCGGCGATGGCTGCTGCAATCATCCGCGCCTATGCCGACAAGGCCCTGGAACTCGGTTACGAAAAGCTGGGCATGACCGACGAGGTGACGGTTGAGGCTTCGGGTGATGTGACCGGGACGATCGAGTAGCAGCGTCCACCAGACCCTGTTCAACTATTCCCGCCGTGCTACCATACCCCCATCATTAACGAGGTCGCGACATGCAAGGTGAATTCCTTGGTGTCATGTTTCTGCTGGGATCTGTGTGGGTAGCCGTCACGTTCATTGCGGCGATCATTGTGGCGGTTGACGCTATCCAGGTCGCGCACTACTCGAAGATCACAGCCGACGAAGCGGTCAAGCAAACAGAGCTGTTGCGGTATCAGGTTGCGTTGATGCAGACGGCTGACGAAGAAGACCCGCCACCGGAACAGGCGGGCGTGTACGCACGACCCGTGCAACACATTCAGCGGATGCCAGCGGTCAGGGGGTAGGCACTACTTGAACCAGTCTTCGAACCTGACGCCGAAAAGCCGGTCAAGCCCGATGAACAGTGTGGCGTGTGGGGTGCATTTGGCCCGCTCCCATCGCCAGATTAGTCTATCGCTGCATCCAAGCTGCTCCGCGACGTAAGCCTGTGTCCAGCCCCGCGCCTTTCGCAATTCCTCAAGTCGCTTGTCGTTGAACTCCGCGGTAACTTTGTCCGGTGCTTTCGGACTCATACTAACACCTCAATCAGGTTGTGCCCTTAGCGTACTTTTGAACAGATCAAATGTCAACTTATCGGTTGTCAACGCAAAGATGCTACTTTTTCATTGACAACTTATCTGTTGTCACGATATACAACCCATCAGTTGTTAACCGGGCCAGTCATGGCACAGCGGCAGATAGTACAGCGGACGCGCCCCGACGCCATCCGTCTGCTGTCATGGCTGGCCGATGCGGACCATAAACGAATGCTTGCTGAATCATGGTTCTGGAAGCGATTCCACGCCGTTGCCCGCGATGAACGCGGAATTAAACAGATACGCGAGGCTGTTGTCAATATGGTATCTGCGCGCGTCGGCGTCGCACCTTTGCGCTGGCCCGGGGATGTTGGCAAACCACCGTCAGGCGACACACAGACTGTGTGGCTGTCGGCGGCATGGCTTCGCGGCCTTGTTGAAATACCTGAGCTTGACGCCCCTGTCGAGACGTGGACTGAGGCGGCAATCGTTGAACTCGGCGCGGAGTTGGCGGGTCGTGACGGCCTGCCCTGGAACATCATCGCTGACGAACAGGGGTTCCATAGCGGCATCAGGCGCTCCCGTGCTCGTACATACGGCGGGCGCTTTGAAGTAATCCTCCCGCACCCAGCCATATCCACCCTTGCGGACAGCGCCGCGCTATTGCCCGTGGCAATACTCGAAAGAAACGCCACCTAAAACCCCACCCGCCGACCTGCGAATCTCCCGATTGAGGGTGACACAAACTCGAACGTGGAGGTAATCCCCAATGTCAAAACACCCCGAACAGAATCACGAATCGACGCCGGTCATTTATATGGACGTGGCCGACGTCCAGACCGTAACCGCGTGTCAGTCGAGCATCCGGCAGTCGATGACGTACATCACGCAGATCCTGAAGAAGTACGCGCCGGATGGTGTCGATGCCGTCAGCGTGTACGTCTCTGGCCTTCAGTACCCCGGCGAATGCGTCGTTGACGGCTGGTTGTGCCTGCGTCACGTCGCCGCGAACGTCGACGATCCGCTGTCCATGTACACGACCGTCAATTTTAACGACCTGTCCACCGACACCATCCTGCGGGCATTTAATCGTGCATGTGCCGACTTCAAAACACAGACAACCCCGGAGGAAGACAACGATGAGTAATCCCACAACCGCCGCCCGCAAAGGTGGCGACACCGCACCGACCCCCAACACCCACGGCGCTGACTCCACATCGGCGTCGTGGGGCCTGCCAACCCCCGCTGGCATGGTCGCTGTCACCGTCTGGTCGTCCGCCAAGGGCAACATGCCGCTGCGGTACCCCGACCACCCCGAATGCGACGAAGACCTGCACTACGAAGACTGGTGCGTCCGCGAAGTCAACCGGCTCCGCAAGCAGGGCAGGGTAGCGATGGTCGTGTACAGCTCAAAGGCCGGCATTCTGGTCTGTCGCGTTATCGCGGACCAGGTGGCCGCGGACGAAGGGGAGGGTAACGATGATTGATCGCATCGCCCTGTCATATTCCGGCCTGCGCGCTTTCCAGAATTGCCCCCGCGCGTATCTCTATCGGTACCTCGATCGCATCGAGCCCATGACCGACAAACCCCGGGCACTCCGCGCCGGGTCCGCGTTTCATGCGGCACTCGAAAAGCATCTGATCGGCGACACTGACGGCGCCCGGGCCGCACTTGTGGCTGAATTCGCGAAAGCGAACCTGGGCGATGACCGCGTACTCGAAAACCGGGCGAAGACGCTGGCCATGTTCGACGCCTACGTCGAGAGATACCCGTCCGACCCGTTCACTGTCGAGCGTGTCGAGGCTGAATTCTGTGCGCCCATCGTGAACCCTGACACGAACGCTGAATCGCGGACATTCGACATGGGCGGGAAAGTTGACGGTGTTGTGTTGTACCAAGGTGAACTGTGGCTCCTGGAGCACAAGACCACGTCGCTGATCGATGTGGCATACATTGAAAAACTGTGGACCGACTTTCAGATCCACGCCTACGCCCACTTTCTCGATATGGCATTCGGCGTCCATACCGTCGGCGTCATCTACAACATCGCGCAGACCTGCATGCTCAAGAAGAAGGTTGAGGAATCCGAAGCCGACTTCGATACCCGCTATGCCGAACTGTGCGCCAAGAACAAGTCCGGCAAGTCGTCAGCGACCCGAAACCTCGGTGAGACGTGGGACGAATATGCCGCCCGCGTCATCGCCTGGTACGCTGAACGCTCAGACCCCGACACCGGCGCCTTCCAGCGCGTCTTCCACAGGTTCCGTCCCGCAAAGGTGGCGGAAGTCGCCGGGACGGTGTGGGACCTGACGCAGGCCCTTTTGGAAGCCCGTCGCGCACAGCGGTACATCCGTAATCCCAGCCAGTGCTACGTCTACAACCGCGCCTACGACTACGAACCCCTGTGCCGGTCCTGCGATGACCCTTTGATTCGTGCGAACTGCTACCGGGACCGCCCGGTACTTAACGAAGAACTGTCCGGCAATCCGTCGGACACGCCGGATGAACCGGCTTTTTAACAACCTTTATTGGAGGTACCTGACATGCTCCCGACCGCAAAAACCGAATCGAAATTCGACATCCTGAACCTGCGAATGTTCCTCTACGGCCCGCCGAAAATCGGCAAGTCAACTTTCTGCGCCGGTATGCCCGACGCCGTCTTCGCTGCCACCGAACCCGGCCTGAATAACCTGTCTGTTTTCCAGGCCCCGATCGCAACCTGGAAGGACTTCTTGCAGTTCTGCGGGGAAATCGGCAGCGGCAAACATCCGTACAAGACCGTCATCATCGACACGATCGACCGCCTGTACCGGCTCTGCGAAACGCACGTCTGCGAATCGCTGAACATCGCCACGCCTGAAGACATGGACTACGGCAAGGGCAGGGCAAAGGTCAACGCGGAGTTCTTCCGCATTATGGACCGCCTGACCAGCCTGCCTTACGGTCTGGTCTTCACGTCGCACGCCGTTACGAAAGAAGTCAAGACCCCCGGCGGCAATACCGACCGGACCATCCCGACGCTGCCTGACAAAGTCAGTCAGTACATCATCAGCCTGGCCGACGTGATCGGGTTCGCCTCGATTCGCCCGGTCATGCAGGCGGATGGAACCACGAAACGGGAAAGGGTCCTGTGCACGAAGCCGCACACCGACTTCGACGCGGGCGATCGCACCGGACGCCTGCCCGAATCTCTGCCGCTGTCCTGGGCGGCATTCGCGTCCGCGATGACCCCGAAGGCCGCGCCCGTCACGGCGCCCGTTCAGACCCAGCCCCCGAAGACCGCCCCGGTGGGAGGTGCCAAATGAGTTACGCACGCGACTTTCTGACCGACCGTGCCGCGACTTTCGCGGGCGTTCAACCCCCAGCCTCCGACATGGCCACCATCCCTGACGGCATGTACACAGCGGAGATCGTGGAATGCTCGGTGCAGGAATCCCGCAAGGACGGCTCGCCCTATCTGTTCTGGTTGCTCCGCATCACCGACGGCCAGTACCAGGGGTGCACCGTCAAAAGGTTCAACCAGCTCGCAACGGAACAGAACCTGTCGTTTTTAAAGGCGGACCTTACGGCCGCCGGCATGACGCTGACGAACCTTCCGGACCTGCCCGAATGCGCCGGCGACCTGGTCGGGCGCATCGTGGACGTGAAACTGCAGACGAAGGGCACCTACCAGAACTGCTACCTGAAAGGCTTGGTCCTGCCGAACACCGCGGCCAACGTCAGCGATGACGACGTGCCGGCGAGCTGGAGGTAGACCGTGATCATCCTGAACACGCACGCAGTAATCACGAACGTGTCGGACGTGCTGGCCGAGCGCCTGATTCGCGACTTCGCGACTATCAAGAATCCCGCGTGGGAAAACTCGAAGCGTTTTTCCTACAACGGCAAACCCGCGAAAGGTGTCGACGAATACATCCGCCTCGCGACGTTCGACCATGACACTGGCGTCCTGACGATGCCCCGCGGGCTGTTCGCAAAACTGCGGGTATTCTTCCCGGCGGCGATCGTCCATGACGAAATGGCGCGGCCTGACGTATTCGGTGGTCTGCGTGCGGATCAGGTATTCACAGCGGCAAACTTCACCCCCCGGGATTATCAGTCGGCTGCCGTCAAGGCAGTCATCGATAATCTCGGCGGGGTGGTAGTCGCCCCCACCGGCACCGGCAAGACCATCATCGGACTGGAACTGGCGCGACGGCTGGATACACCGACGCTGTTCTTGGTTCACACACTGTCACTACTTCAGCAGACCATCGGCCGCGCCCGTGAAATGCTCGGTGTCGAGCCCGGCGTAATCGGTGGTGGCAAGTGGGCCCCCGGCTGGTTCACCGTGGCCACCATCCAGACGCTGGCCGAGCGTGGCGTCGGTGATCTGGCTGACAAGTTCGGCTGCGTCATTTTGGATGAAGCGCATCACTGCCCGGCTGAGACATTCGCCGCCGTGATGCAACAGTTCAGCGCGGCGTACCGTGTCGGTCTGACGGCGACACCTGAACGCGCCGACGGCCTGACGCCGGTACTCCATGCCGTCATCGGGCCGGTGGTCTACACGCTGGACGGTGTGAGCCTGCCGCTGAAATACGAAAGGGTCGTCACTGACCTGACGCTTGAAACCCTACCGACACGCACACCCCGGGGTGGTATCCGCGGCAGGGCGCTGTCACTGACCGGCGGTGAAGACACTCTCGACTATACCGCGCTGATGTCCATCCTGTGCGCCGACGAAGCGCGCACAAACTTGATTGCTGACACGGTACAGCGTCGCCACGTCGGTATGTCACTGGTCGTGACGGAGCGTGTCGACCACGCCAAACGACTGACGGATCTGCTGCGGGCCCGGGGATTGTCGGCGGTCATGCTGGCTGGCCCGAAAGCGGGACCGTCGGTGCGGCGTGACGTGACGGAGGGTATCGAGTCCGGCAGGTACACGGTGCTGGTATCGCCGCCGGGCATGGTTGGTGAAGGCTTCGACT